TTTATTCGGAAAAGCACCTGCAGCTGCAAACTATCATATTGCAGTTCTTGATAGAGATGGTGAAATCAGTGGTACAGCTGGATCAGTATTAGAATTATACAGCGATGTATCAGTTAGCTCAACGGCTAAGCTACCAAGTGGTAAAACAAATTACTACAAAGAAGCAATTGAACAAGAGTCTTCGTGGGTTAAGGTAGCAAATACCGCTCACTTCGAAGCTTCTGCTCAGGCAAGTACATATGAAAGACTGGGTACTAACTTGGGTGTTTCAGGTAATACTGATATTACAAGTTCAAACGTCGGTACAGATGGAAGATCTGAATCACTAGCAACTCTAGCGGATCTTGCGCCTGGTTACGATTTGTTTAAGGCATCTAACGAAATTGATGTTTCATTCGTACTTGGTGGTAAATCTGATGATACCGGTAACCTAGGTACATATCTGATATCAAACATTGCAGAATATAGAAAAGATGCAATTGCGTTTATCAGTCCTGCTAAATCAGATGTTGTTGACGAAAGTAAATCTGAAACTAAACTTGCTAATATAATTGCGTTTAAGAATGGATTACCAAGTTCTTCTTACTCTGTAATTGATTCAGGTTATAAGTACAGATACGACAGATATAACGATGTATATAGATACACTCCACTTAACGGTGATATAGCAGGTCTTGCTTCAAGAGTTGAACCTTTTGAATCTCCAGCTGGTTTCCGTAAGGGTGTTATTAAGAACGTTGTCAAACTTGCCTTTAATCCTAACAAGGCTCAGAGAGATCAACTATATAGCAATGAAGTTAACCCAGTAATGGCTCAATCAGGAAGAGGAGTTGTCCTATTCGGTGATAAGACAGGATTAGGCGGCAACAGTGCTTTTGATAGTATCAATGTTCGAAGATTGTTTATTGCAGTAGAAAAGGCAATTGCCAATGCTGCAGAATCATTCTTGTTTGAATTGAACGACGAGTTTACTCAAGCGCAATTCAAAGGAATCGTTGAACCATTCTTAAGAGACATTCAAGGTAAGCGAGGAATCGTTGATTTCAGAGTTGTTTCTGATACAACAGTTAATACTCCATCAGTAATTGACTCAGGTAAGTTCAGGGCTAATATCTTTATTAAGCCTGCACGTTCAATCAATGTGATTGAGTTAACCTTTGTTGCTACAAGATCGGGTGTTGAGTTTGAAGAAATTGTTGGATCACTAACTTAATAAATAATTTTAAATAAAGGAGAAAAAGAATGGCATTTAATATAAATGAGTTCAAATCCCAGTTAACTGGCGGTGGCGCTCGTAGCAATCTTTTCCAAGTGCAAATCTTAAACCCTGTTGATCCTTCTGCCGATTTTAAGATACCGTTTATGGTTAAAGCCTCAAGTTTACCCGCAAGTAGTATTGCGTCAATTGACACAGTTAATTACTTCGGTCGTGCTATTAAGTATGCAGGCGTAAGGTCATTTGACCCATGGAGCGTAACGGTTATTAACGACGAAGATTTCTTGGTAAGAAATTCAATGGAAGCTTGGATGAATAGTATTGCTTCACACGATACTAACTTGAGTGGATTACCACAGGATTATAAATCAAACGCGTTAATCACGCAGTATAGTAAAAATGGTGAACCATTACGTACTTACAAGTTTGAAGGTTTATTCCCTACTGGTGTTGCTGCGCAAACAATGGATTGGGATACTGATGGGATACAAACATTCGATGTTACGTTTAGCTACGATCTTTGGATGGTAGAGGGTAACACCGGAATTCCTACTAGTTAATTATAATATAGGATGATATTTTGAAAATTTTTGGATTTGATATAAAGAGGGCTGAGGAGGAGACTACATTACCAGTTAGTTTCGCCGAACCCTCTAATGATGATGGAGCGATTACCGTTGGTAATGCTCTTGGTGGTTTTTATAATACGATATTAGATATGGAAGGTTCCGCTAAAACGGAATCCGACCTTATTACTAAATATCGTTCAATGGCAATGCAGCCTGAAATTAGTCAGGCAGTTGATGACGTTGTGAATGAAGCAATTAGTGTTGATACGAATGATAGAGTTGTTGATATCTCGTTAGGAGAAACAGATCTATCAGATAAGATTAAAAAATCTATCGTAAAGGAATTTGATAATGTACTTGCATTATTTGATTTTACGAATAACTCGTATGACATGTTTCAAAAGTTTTATGTTGATGGAAGATTAAACTATCATATTATAATTGACCCTGAAGATGTTAAGAAGGGTGTAATAGAATTAAGATACGTTGACCCTCGTAAGTTAAAGTTAATACGAGAAGTTGATAAGAAACAAAAAGATCCGCATTCAGGAGTATCTGTTAAGAAGATTAAGAATGAGTATTATATGTACTCAGAATCAGGGTTTCAGAATACAAGTACAGGAGCAAGTGGCAGTAGTACAACTGGAATTAAAATATCAAAAGATTCTATTGCTCGAGTTACTTCGGGATTGATGAATGAGAACAATAGTTTAGTTCTATCTCATTTGCATCCAGCAAGTAAAGCTTTAAACCAGTTAAGAATGTTAGAAGATGCTGTTGTAATTTATACATTAACAAGAGCACCGGAAAGAAGAATTTTTTATATAGATGTAGGTAACTTGCCAAAGAACAAGGCAGAGCAATATCTTAGAGATATGATGGCTCGACATAAGAACAAGTTACAATACAACTCAGATTCAGGACAAATTACTGATTCGAGAAAAATGTTAACAATGACAGAAGATTTTTGGTTTCCTCGTCGTGGTGGAGAAAGATCAACAGAAGTTGATACTCTCGCAGGAGGTTCTGCACCAGGATTGAGCAGTAACGAAAACTTAGAGTATTTTCAACGAAAATTATTTAAAGCGTTGAAAGTACCCTTATCTCGTTTAGAGCCGGAGGCCATGGCAAGTTTTGGTAGAACATCTGAGATTACTCGAGATGAACTAAAGTTTGGTAAATTTATTAGAAGGATCCGTAATCGCTTTTCTTGGATATTCAGTATGGTACTGGAAAAGCAATTGATACTCAAAGGTATTTTAACACCTGAAGAGTTTAACGAAATTAGAAATGATCTTCGTTACGACTTTGTTAAGGATAATTACTTTGAAGAGTTGAAGGAAGCTGAGATTTTGAGAGAACGATTAAATACTCTTAGAGATATAACTGATTATACAGGCAAGTATTTCTCTCATCAGTGGATTACGACAAACGTGTTACAAATGACCGAAGAACAAGCTTCAGATATGGAACAACAAATATCTGACGAAAAGGCACTTGGCGGACACGAAGAAGATGATTCTTACTGAATATAAATAAAGTATAGAGTAAATTAAATTAGGGACTAAATATGAAAAATTTTAAAGATCTAGTTTCGGAAGTTGCCCAACCAGTGGCTCCAGAAGAAAAACGATTTAAGGATCAACATACGATCGAGGTAATCCCTCATCCTGTTGCGCCTGATCACGTTTTCAGCGGAGAGATACCTGGTAAAGGAGAGGCTGCAAGACCAGCTGACCAGAAAGGCGATGAAAACTACGATAAGGCTTATAAAAAGAAAACAGCGCAAACACTACCTCAACGCGGTACAGGTGATGGCAAAGATATTGACGACGTAAAGAAAGAAGAAAAAGATATCGTTAAGAAATCCATTACTGAAATACTTGGAGTCAATAAAAAGAAAGAAGACAAGAAAGATGACAGCGAAGAAATGGAAGAAGCAATGGAAGCTTCTTGTGGCTGTGGTCCTGACTGTGGTCATTGTGGTGGAAAGCATGAAGCATCAGAGATTGGTAAAACATGTTCTTGCTGCGATAATAAAATCGAAGCCATTAAAGAAGGTGGTTGTTCAGATAGTTTAAACGCCGAGAAGAAATCTGTTAAGAAAGCAACAACTAAAGAAGATAAAGTTGATGCAAAAGATAATAAGGATTCTTTAGAACCTGAAGCAAAGCCAATTAAAAAGCCAAAAGTTTCACCAACGCAAGTTACTATCAAAGACAGTAATGGCAAAACTCTATCAATGACATTTAAAGAAATGTTAAGTAAAGTTTCAACAGAGGAAGAATTGCTTGAGAGTCCCCAGCAAGAAATTCCAATGATGCAGAAACAATTACACTTCATTACTTATGCTTCTGAAGAGATTGGAGATTACCTTAAAACTGAAGGACAAGATCCTGAAGAATGGTGGCAGAATAAATTAGCTGAAGTATTCTCAAATGTTAAATCATTATATGCTTACGCTAAAGGCGACCAAATGGTTAACGGTAAACCTCTATCAGCTGCAAAGATGTATAAAGCGTCAAAGCAATACGAATCAATTGAAGTAGGATCATTTGAATTACAAAACGAAACAGTAATGGAAGTATCAGAAGAAGATGCAACTGTTTTAAATAAAATGTTCAGTGAACTAACAGAAACAAATACAAAAGAAATGTATAGTGTATTGGTTGCTGATGAAGCAGGCTACAACGAAATCCTCAAATTTGCGAAAGAGAACGTATAATGCCAAGTATAATTAAAGTTAAAGGTACTGAAGCTGCAGTAACAACCGCTGATAATATTGGTTCAGCAACTCTCGTTAGATTGTTTAATGCAACTGCTAATGGTATACTTATTACTCATAAGAATGCTGGCGGAGATATTCTTGGTACATTTACTGCTGGTTCTGGGCAATCGTTTGTTAAGAAAGATTCAACAGATACCTTAACCGCCGCCACTTCAGTATTAATGGTTGGCGTTGCTCACTACACATAAAGGAAACTATTATGAATTTAAACTTAATAACAGAATATAGGGAAGATTCCGTAGAAGTAATTACCGAAGCTAAAGAAGACGGTAAAAAGAATTACTTTATTGAAGGAATTTTCATGCAAGGCGATCTAAAAAATCGCAATGGAAGAATTTATCCAAGTTCGACGTTAGAAAATGAAATGAATAGATACAACAAAGAATTCATTGAAACTAAGCGTGCTCTCGGAGAATTAGGTCATCCTGATGGTCCTCAGATCAACGGAGATCGTGTTTCACATCTGATTACAGAAATGAGACGCGAAGATAACGATTTTTATGGTAAGGCTAAAATCTTATCAACACCTATGGGGGAAATCGTTAAAAGCCTATTAGATGAAGGCGTTAAGATCGGTGTTTCGACACGTGGTCTTGGTTCAGTCAAGGCAGGTAGAGATGGAGTAATGGAAGTTCAAAAAGACTTTCATCTTTCTACTGTTGATATTGTTACTGACCCTTCTGCACCAAATGCGTTCGTAAATGGAATCATGGAGAACGTAGAGTATTACTACGATATTGCTTCTGGAAATTGGAGAGCCACTCAAATGGTCGAAGAAATCCAGCAGAAGGTAGAAAAACAATATAGGACTGTAACAAAGACTATTGACGAAGCCGCGGCTGCTGGAATGTTCCAGAACTTTATCCGTACTTTGAAAAATTAATCTTTTATAAATAAAACAGTCGAATACAAAAATTTATTATTTGTAGAAAAACAAATTAAAAAAGGAGAAAAATTATGTCAGACGTAGACGTAAATAACGAAGCTTTCGTATCTGATGATGGCGTCTCTAGTGTACCTGATGCAGTAGCCCCAGAAGGTGGTGAAGGCAAAAAGGATAAGCTAAAGAAAACCAAAACCGATGAGCCTAAAGGAGCTGGAGAGAAAGTTAAAACACCAGCAACTGAAGAAGTAGAAGTTGATGCAGAAGTAGAAGTAGTTGAAGAAATCGTTATCGAATCTTCAATTGAATCTATCATCGAAGGCGAAGATTTATCTGAAGAATTCAAAGGCAAGATTAGTCTTGTATTTGAAGCCGCTTTAAATGAAGAAGTTAACAAAAGAACCGAAACAATCCGCGAAGAACTAACTAAGTCTTTGGAAGAGTCATTGGAAGAAGCAGTAACTGAGAAATTGGATACTATTACTGAAAATGTCGATAAGTATTTAGATTACGTTGTTTCAGAATGGATGTCAGAGAATGAGATCGCAATCGAATCCGGTATTAAGGTTGAGATGGCTGAGTCATTAATGACAGGTCTTAAGAACTTGTTTGTTGAACACAATGTTACTGTTTCAGAAGAAACTGTTGATGTTGTATCAAACTTAGAAACAAATGTAGCTGAGTTGGAAGAGAAAGCCAATGATCTTGTAAACGAGAATATCGAATTACAAAAAGAAATTGCCACTTTCAAAGCAGAACAAAAATTTGACGAACTATCAGAAGGACTATCTGCAAACCAGGTAGAACGTTTGAAAGTATTGTCTGAAAAGCTTGACGTTGTAGATCTTGATGCATATGCAGAAAATCTAACAGTAATCAAGGAGTCATTCTTTAGTGATAAGCCTCTTGTTGAAAAACATGATGTTCAATCTGAGTCTGACGAAATTATTCTAGAGGAACAGGAAGTAATTAAACCATCTTCCGATTACGCCTCTATTAATTCTCTAGTTGAAGCTTTCAACACTAAGAAGTAAAGAATAATTAATTATTTGGTTTATTTAACTTAATTTTAATTAAATATAAAGGAGATCCATAATGGATAACTATACAAGACTAGTGGAAAAGTGGGAGCCAATTCTAGGGCACGAATCTTTTTCACCAATTAAGGATTCTCATAGGAAAGCAGTTACTGCTACTATCCTTGAGAACACAGAACGCGCACTAGCTGAAACTGGTGATCTTTCTGCAAACATGACTTCACTATTGTCAGAAGCTCCTGTTAACGCTGCCGGAACTGGTGGTTTTAGTGGTGCGTCAACTGCAGCAGGTCCTGTTGCTGGTTACGATCCGATTCTTATCTCATTGGTAAGACGTGCGGTTCCTAACATGATTGCATATGACATCTGTGGTGTTCAGCCTATGACTGGTCCTACAGGACTAATCTTCGCAATGCGCGCAAGATATGGTACTCAAGCCGGTGCTGAAGCATTTTATGCTGAAAGCGATACTGACTATTCTGGTACTGGTACTCATGCTAATCAGCTTCCTGCTGTTGGCGGAGCTGCTACTACTGGTGCAGGTATGGCAACTGGAGCTGCTGAAGCCTTAGGCGACGGTCAAGGTACTAACTATGCAGAAATGGCCTTCTCAATTGAGAAAGTAACTGTATCTGCTAAGACTCGTGCTTTGAAAGCAGAATACACTACTGAGCTTGCTCAGGATCTTAAAGCTGTTCACGGCCTCGACGCTGAAACTGAATTGGCTAATATTCTTCAAACTGAAATCCTTTCGGAAATCAATCGTGAAGTTATTAGAACAATCCACTCAGTTGCTGTCGCTGGTGCTGCTGGTGCTGCAACCCCAGGTACTTTTGATCTGGACGTTGATGCAAACGGTCGTTGGTCTGTTGAGAAGTTCAAAGGTTTAATGTTCCAAATCGAGCAAGAAGCTAACGCAATTGCTAAAGGAACTCGTCGTGGTAAAGGTAACATGGTTATCTGTTCTTCTGACGTAGCCTCTGCTTTACAAATGGCTGGTGTATTGGATTACACTCCTGCACTTAACAGCAACACTCTAGAAGTTGATGACAGTGGCAATACTTTTGCTGGTGTTCTTAACGGAAGATTCCGTGTTTATGTTGATCCATTCGCAGGCGCTAACTACCTAGTAGTTGGTTATAAGGGTTCATCTGCATTCGACGCAGGTTTATTCTATTGCCCATACGTTCCATTACAAATGGTTCGTGCTGTTGGTGAGAATAGCTTCCAACCAAAAATTGGTTTCAAAACCCGTTATGGTATGGTATCTAATCCATTCGCAAATGGCGCTGCTCAAGGTTCTGGTGCACTTACTGCTAACGCAAACGTGTATTACAGAAAAGTTACAATTGCTAACTTGTTCTAAACACTTGATAAAATAATAAGAATCTAATTTTAATTAGACATCTTTTGAGGGATCCTTCGGGATCCCTTTTTTATGCAGCGCAGTTTCTCCAAGGTTCATAACAACCTGAAACACCAATAGCAGAATTATCACCACCTCTACCCGTCCATGAATATTTCTAAATTAATAGCATCATAACATTCTGATGAAAATATCTCGCCGACGAATTCAGTATCCATGTTAGTTAGATAAGTTCCATCTTGATAGTTTACAGCACTAATTGGCTTTACTGATAAATGATAAGGAGTTACTTCCTTGATGATAGCGGTATATGTTAAACCGTCTTTCTTATATTTACAGGTATCTGCATTAACTTCTATATAACTTAAATCTAACATTAACCTGCCCTCATTTCAAACTGTTCATCAATAAAGTTTTCTAACTGTTCTCCTTCGAGACCCAGCGCTTCACCTTCTTCTTTTAATTGCTCTAATGCAATTTCATTCCAATGACAACTCATATTACACCTCCATGTAAAGCTTCAAACCTTTCTTCGGTTATGTGGATTAATATTTCATCTCTGTCGTCGTCAGCGTGTAATCCTGTTTCGATGACAGCATCTATAATGTCGTTTTCTAAAAGACCTTTTGCATCTTCGTTAAGAACATCAGTATGTATCTTTTCGATGATATTTGTTTCTTGTTGTAAATTCATAATACTCCTTTTATTTAATATACAACAATTATAATCTATCTCACAATGAATGTCAATAGTTTTATGAGAATAAAATGAATTATTTTTTGGAAAAGTATGTTCTTATTGTAAAGATGCGAATATAGGCAACCAGTGTCATTACTAAAGTCACTAGAGTGCCCAGTATGACAGGTTCAGTTATACCTAGATGTTCTATATAGATATACAATAGAACGAGGTTGAGAGGATAATTGATTGCCAATCCAGTGGCTATTTGAAAGGAAGTTTCTTTGTGGATTTGTTTTGTTGTCTGTTTCATAATAAGTTTAGCCCAACTTCAGAACCAATCATTATGTATTCTGTTTTAGGTCCTTGTTGAATTGATAACTTTTCAGTCTCAAAGTTTTTCGCAACCATGTGTAATGTATTATTCTCAACGTATGATAGAACACCAATGGCAGTATGACAATCTCCATCTATAACTCTTAACATTTCTTTTTCAGCCATACAGGTATACCAAGTATCCCAATGGTTAACGTTAGATAAAGCACCTTTCATACGGTTGTCTTTTTTCATCTGTATTGCGATTACACCTTGTCCTGGTGCAGGTAACATATCAGCAGTTCCAAATATTCTTGAAACTTTGTGAGTATATCCAAGTTCGTCTACTCCAGCCTTTGCTAGAACGATCGCGTCATACTCTCCATTCTCTTGTTTCTGGATCCGAGTATCTATATTGCCACGTATTGGAATGATCTGAGAAGCAGGATATAAGTCTTTTAGCTGCGCTATTCTGCGTGGACTGCTTGTACCTATTGTTCTTGGGTTGTTATTATTACCAATCAAACAATCTCGGAAATCATTTCTTAAAAGTACGCACGGAATCTCTAACAAGTCATCGTTATCTCTTGTTAGATCCTTAAAGGCATGTACTGCAATATCTATCGAGCCATTTATTAAAGCCTGTTCTATCTCCTTACAGAAGACTCCTTTACCACCCATTTCTTCAATAGATGTTGTTGGGTTTAGATCTGCTTTAGAATCAATAAGAAAGGTAGATGTTTCAAAGGGAATCTGCTTTTGAGCTTTTTGAGTATAGGCAATTGCTAATTTTGATTTTCTTGTTCCGATGAGAGGAATCATATATCTAAATTATCAAGAAGGTATTCTTGGAAATTAGTTGTGTCGCCTTCTACACCTTGGACGAGAACTGGAATTCCTTGCTTATCCATTTTCTCAACGAATAGTTTGGCTTCTCTATTACGCATTTGTCCTTGGTCAATTCTTTCCATTGTAGAAGGATTGATTATAGAAACATTTACTAATTCAAAATGGTTACTCATATCTCACCGATTAAATGACTTCGTACTTCAGTCGTAACTAAACGACCATACTTATCATATGTATATACTATCTCTTGTTGAAATTCGCCATTTACTTTAATTACCGCCTTAACCGTCTGTTGACGATACTCCATTACAGGAGGTGTATATGGGACATTATAGTTTGCCGATACTCCTGCTACCTCAGGTATCATTTTCTTCTTCCTCTTCTAGAAATATAATGTCGTCATCTTCAGGCCAACGAATCATTTCTGCTTGATCACCTGAACCAACAACTTTAACATAACCCATTGCGATAAGAGTATCAATAACTTGTTGAGTGTTTTCTTTTGATTGCTTAAACGACAAATCATCACTTCGCATAAACCATCCCATGCCGGTAAATACTATTGCGGTTGTAAAAAACATCCACAGTTCCATATTATTCTCCGTGTCTTGCTAAGACTGCGTCAATAATCTTTTCCTGAGATGACTTTGATTGATCTAATAATTCAGCACGTACATCTTCCTTCGTTAGGAGGAATCCATGTTGAATTGCCATTTCATACAATTGGTCGGTAGTTAAAGTTGATAGACATGCCTCTAACAGTTCGTTCTTATCAATAAAACGATTCTTTGCGTCTCTAAGCAATTGTTCAGATAACTTTTCCATATACACTCCAGGTTATATTACTAATTATAATTAAGCTAATCTCTGACCTTGCCACCAGTCAGGAATCGGTCTTTTACTCCAAACCAATTTAAATCTTTCTTCTTTGGTATGGTAAAAAGCGCGATACGATTTAACGGCATCCTCAAATATACACTCAGGATTAGAACCCATAGCTAACTTAAATTTAGTTGGTCCTACATCTGGTATATTAGTTGGAACTTGTTTTAATGCTTTTCTTAATTTAGTATCTGTCATATGGATCTTACCATAACGATAAGTATATTCATCACATAACGCAACAAAGTGTTTATAGTGCCAATCATAGTTGGCTTTTGATTCTCTCGTCCATACAGTAGATGGATGATTATGATGACAGGCTTTGTAGAGTGTAGTTTCGCGACTGTCTTCAAGGTAATAATATTTTAACATAGAACCGGACTTAGAAGGTCTGCGTTCCATTTTGCCATCCAACATACGATGAACGGTTGATAACATCTGTGCAGACTCAATAATCATTTTTACGACATGTTTGTCGCACTGATCTTGGGCTGCTTTAACTGGGTCGTTGTCTAAGATAAAAATATTCATAATTTAATAGTTTTCTAAATCTGTCATAAGATCAAGAACACGTTGTGATTGTTCTTCAATAGCCTTTGCTTGCTCAAGAATTCGTAAGGACTCTTTCTCCAAGTCAAACGCCTGTGTTAGGATTTTATCATGAAAGAAATCATCAGCAGTCGGGCTCAACCGTACTCGGTCCATTGGGAACTCAATTACATTACTCATAGTTCTTTCCTTAATTTAGATTAGATATTATAACACAGTTATAAGTAGAATGTCAATAGTTTGTGACAACTTTTTTCACTCACCACTCAATCTCCATCCAATTAGTATCTTCAGGCATCATTTGAATTTGACCTCCAAACTCCTGCTTTTCTATCAACTGATTATAGATACCAGCAGTACTCATTCTA